TAAACTCTTGTTGAGCAAAATTGATATACTCAATTAACTCAGAATCTTTCCAAAGAGCATAGGTATCAACATTATTCAGCTTTTCTGAATTTAACTGCTGGCGGGAATAATCCAGCAAGTCACCAACAGTTGTAATTGCCATTAGTCTTTAATGATCTCTTTGTAAAGGGCATTACGAAGCTGAGCACTAGGAACCTTGCCAATAATATCACCAATGACATTAATCTTAGGACGACCAGAAGCATCTAAACTTTCTGGATCTCCTTCTTCTAAAATTTGAATCATAACTTCTTTAACACGATCTTCAAAACGAATCTCTTTTGCTTTTAAGACAGCAAGAGTTTGTTCTTCTGAAAGACCGAGTACTGCCATATCTTTTGAAACACAGCCTTTACTATAAGCATCTTTCCAAAGCTCTTCACGAATAGGTTGCCAATCTGCTGTAATAATAGCACTATGATAAAAATCATCTGAGATAACACGAACTGGTTCTTTTCCAGCCGATCTAAATTCTTTTAATTTTGCTTGCATTTATTAAGCCCACTTCCACACTTTGGCCCCGATGCTGGCAGCCACGTAAGGAGAAATCTGCATCAGGTTGTTGGTGCCTGTCCAAGTACCGGCATAGGTCGTCTCAGCATTCCCAAGCTTGATCGCCTGGCCGATGGTTAGTCCCAAGTTGACAATCGGCTGGGAAACATAGTAGAGCGTCCCGGCCTGCCCGGTCACGGTGGCGCCGGTGTCCACCCAGGTCTCGCCGGGCTCGGGCTCAGGTTTTTCCGCTGTAACCTGCCATAAGGCAGGCACAATAGGTGGCTCCCAGCCAACCTGTGCCGTGTGTTGTTGCAAGCAGGTATAGACCGAGCCCAAATACGTGCAGCCCTGTCCGACAAGATACTGCCGCCCAGCGGTCCACTCGGTCAGCAGATCGCCCTCTTGCACCAACCCGTGACGCAGCGGAATGCGGACCTCGATGTCTCCTGGCGTTAGCGCCCCGATGGACTCTTGATTGCCACCAAAAAGCAGGGCGACATAATAGGTTCCTTTACTGCTATTGCCGGGATTCCACTGTGTAAACCAAGTGCCGTCATCAAACTGGAACGCCCCTGTTGTATAGAGATACTGTGTACAGGCGGCATCCGCGTAGATAGCAATCGCTCGCACACCGGGGGTAAACGCATCCGATTGGACAGAAAACTCCGCACGCCACCCCCATTGGGCACCGAAGGCTTGATGCGTAAGCACTAACTCATCACCCAGCGTCGCGCCAAACTGCGTGAAATACTGCGTGCGGGCCGTCTCCTCCTGGGCCGGAAACAGGATGTCGGTAATCCAGTCAGGTTCTGCCTTGGCCTGCGCGTACTCCTCAGGCGTTAGCCACTTGCCGTAAGGTATCCAGGCGCCCGTCTCGGCATCCTGAAATAGTCCATCAAAGAAGATCTCCAGCACGCCTTCGCGGTTTGCGCTCTCGATGATGCGTCCAATACTCATTTCCACTCCTCCGGAATTGAGTTGTAGTTGTCGAGGCTGGTTAGGCTATTGCCAGCCCCGTCCCAGCAATTGGTCCTGGCGGGCGTCTCAGTGCCGAAATCGCAGCTCCACAACGCAGGTGCCGTCCCTTGCGTGCCAGTAAACGCGCTGCGGTTGAAACACGACTGGAAGTCCGATATGCGATTAAGAAATCGCGTAGCCTCCTCACCCGATGAAAAGAAGATATCGGCGCGCTGTTGCAGTTTACTACAGCCTGAGAATGTGTAATAGAAACCACTCGTTGAAACCGCGGTGTTATAACGGAATAGATCAGTTGGTAATGAGGTTAGACCAGAACAGTTTATGAATGTGTAATAGAAACCACTCGTTGAAACCAACGTATTATAACGGAATAGATCAGTTGGTAATGAGGTTAGACCAGTACAGCCTTGGAATGTGCTACCGAAACCATTCGTTGAAACCAACGTGTTATAACGGAATAGATCAGCCGGTAATGAGGTTAGACCAGTACAGCCTTGGAATGTCTCGCGGAAGTTTATGAGCCCGGTAATACCACCCACCGCCAGTGTAGCTTTGAGATAACTTTTATTCCCCACTTTACCTAAGCGAATGTTGCCACTAGAGGCAAACGAGCCGCTAATCTTGACTGTGTAGGTGCCAGCGGTGGCGTAAACGTGATCCTTTACGCCCGTGGAATTATAGTTATTGCTACTACTGTCGCCCCAATCCACCGTGATATTGGGTGTGATACCCGCAGCGATATTAATGGTCCAAGTGGCCCCGTCTGACGGGGTCTGAACCGTCATTTCCCAATAGGCGGGCTCGACGGGGACAGGCGATGCGCTGGGCCTGAGAATCTGCCAAAGAGAAGTACCAACACTAATCATTAGTATAGTCCAATTAAACCAGTAGCATCTGTATCAGTATCAAATACTCGTTTAACTCTTACTGGTAGCACTGTTCCAGCAGCTAGACCAGTAAAAGTTACTGTTTGGCCTAATGACGTTGTAACTTTTAAACTACCATCTCCTCCACCAATATAAATTGCTGTAGCACCAATTGCTAAATCATTATCATCATCGGGCGTAACAGCAAAAGCTCCACCCTTAGGATCTGAAAGCTGTCCATCTGCTGTCATTATTCTTTACTCTTTAGTAACAGAAGAGGATGCATCCCTGCCTCCTTAATTAGTCCTTTATATTAATTACTTCTGAACAAATGCAGCACGACCATCGATAATATACTGAACTACTACGTCACAAGAACCAGCAGCAGCCGCATTAGCAGTATCTACCATGATATCAATTGTATCATCAGCAAGATACTTATAACCAGTTGGAACAAGTGCAGTTAGACCAGTAGCAGCACCATCTACATCAGCCTTATAAACAGCAAGATCCGCAGATTGAATATGAATATCTACGTTAGCAGAAGTTGCATCAGTTACATTAACATAACCACCAACAACAATAGCACCAGCAGGAATTGCAAAGAGTTGCTTAGTAACTGCGGTTGAACCACCAGAAATGTCAGCACCAGAACCAAATGTAACAGTACACTTAGCTGCTAGTACGTCTTGACGATTCACGCCTGAGGTATCAGCGATATCAATTGTTTGAGCCATTAGCTTATCTCCTATTCAGCATCAACTAGGGTTTTATTATACACCGTAAAGTTCGATTAGAAACTGACCAGCGGTGTAATCTGCATCAGTAGCGGCACCACATGCCATGTACATATAACCATCTGCATCAGGATAAGCAGTTAGTCCAGCAATTTCTCCAACAGTCCAATCACCATGATTGATAAGCTGCTCTTCTCCAGTAAGAGATGTAATTGCTGCATCCTGGGCACCAGTAGCTTCATCCACTGAACCCCAGAAATCAACATCAGGATCGCCACCAGCAGGAGTTTCTAGACAACTAATACGACCACCAACGATGGTTCCATTAACAGCAGCAGTAATTTGACCGATATGACAATTGGCTGTTCCACCATCCTTACCAATAATATCTCCAGCAGTACCACCAGAGTTAAGTCCAGTTAGATCAATAAAAATTGTAGTCTTATAAAAATCACCTTCCCGAGTTACAGAACTTTTATAAACAGTGCCAGTACCAGTAGAAATACCAGTACCAGGAGTCATACTACCCCAAAGTTCTCCCTCATAAATTGAATCAACTGCATCACGAACCAGCTTCTTTACTGGCTCTGGAACAGATGCCCGCATTGTAGCATCTTCTAGATTTGCTTTAGTAAAAGCCGTCATTTATTTATTCCTCTCTATTCATCAACAACTAGAGTTGTTATTTTGTTTTAAATCGACTTAGAAAACTCTTCTTGAGAACCAAAACCATCAATTTGATAATGGAAGTCTAACTCTAATAGTTTAGCAACAGCATTATAAGTATCTGTAGCATCGCCCCCAATACGAGATAATTTCCATTTAATAATAGCTGAAACTGTTGTAATAGCAGATGCATCAATTGATGCTAAGCCATGAATTTGATGCGTATCAGCTACACCAATAGCAGCATCTAAAGTATTTGCTGTAGTAAATCCCGTAAATACTCCATTGATAGGTTGAATTTCATATTCAAACCTCCAATAAACATCACCAGTATTAGTATTAGTGGGACTCCAATGGATATGAGCTTCAATACTGGTTCCAGTTTTCCAACTATGTGGCATTTGTGCAATACCAGCAATAACATTTGTAGCAGATGCAGAAAACTCTAAAGTACCATCTGTAGTATTAACACTAGGAGGTGCTGCCGAGCCTGCTGGATTAATACCTTGAGCTGGAAATCTTAAATCATCCCAAGCTGTATCAGATAAAAGAACTTCGCTTGTAGTAACTTTTCCAAAAGCTACATCAGTTCCCGTTTGAGCCGCCTCTTCTGTAGTTAATACAGAATTAATAAGATCCCTTAAAAACACCTTTGTAGGTGTAGGGAAATCTAACTGCCTAAGTCGCTCTATTAAATCAGCTCTTATTGTCATTGTAAGAACCCTCCCTAGATCACTCCAGGGAGGGCCGTGTTACATTAGATAGCGTGGTCGATACACATTACACCGAAGTCTTCTACCTGTCCGGTATTGACATTATAGAACTTTGGCTTAACTAGACCAAAGATCTTATCGACGTTGATACCTACCATTGAGTCATATTGGAACTTTTTCTCAACCCAATCTGGAGGACCAAGGTCAACCATACCAAGGCCCTGGCGACCAAGGATAAGCATACGAGAACCGTCAATAGCACCGCCTGCGCCCCACTTAGAACCAGAAGCGGCGCCAAGAGTGTTGAAAACTAGACGATGCTCATGGAATACGATACCATCAATGGTAACGATACCACCAGTAAACCAAGGGTTGCCATCACCACGAACACCAGCATTCACGATTGCACGCTGGAAGTCCTCATCCTTCTTAAGCTGAGCGTAACCTTCTGGAGAAACTAGTGCAACATAATAGTCACGACCATTCTTCATCATACCAGGCATATAGTTACGGCGAGCCTTTACACAAGCGTCTACAACTGCCTTATAAGAAAGCTGATCGGTAGCATCAACTGATGCAGTAGCACCAGCAGCTAGACCAGTATAAACACCAGAAGCATCAGCAGTTACGCGGAAGTGGCGGTTGCTGGTAGGTGCAGAAACATCACTAGCAAAAGCCAGATTACTGAAGCTGGTACTAGAACGGGTTGAACCATCTAGGTTATAGGTATAAGCTAGACCAGAAAGAGTAAGGATCTGAAGTTGATCCATACGGTTGGCAAGCCAATACTTCAGCTTGTCATTAGCCTGCTCACGGAAGTTGATAACAGACTTCTGGTCAGAAAGCTTACCAGTGTTCTCAACTGAGTGGGTTAGGAGGTCGATAGTGATGGTATCATAGAAGTTCTGGAGCTTTTCTCCACGACCTTCGCGCTCACCGTCTCCAACGATACCGTCCTCAACGAGATCTGAGACTAGCTGGAACTTAACTTGCTCACCGCGTTCCTGCTTAGTAAGTTCTGTAATACGATGAACAGGAGCATCCTGACCACCCCAGAACTTATTCATGAACATTCTTCATGTTAATCTTTAGATTTCTCTAAAGAGCAGACCATCTCTTCAACAAATGAGTTATGTTTACTTAAATTTTCTTTTGCAGGAAGAACTTGTAAATTCCAAGGAACATGTAAACCACAAACTATATCATTAGTTAGTGGAACAATATGATCAACATGGTGCTGAGTACCAGTCTTCTTTGATAAATTTCTAGCCATTTTATAAATTGACTTAATTTCAGATCTATGTTTTTCTGATAACCAATTTGGACAAGCATTTCTTTTTGAAGCCCTTCTTCTAGAAGAATACTCTAAAAAAGATACTTTATTATCCTCATAATAAGCTTTCATCTTTTGCTGCTCAGAATCCCTATTTTGTATATAATAATCTTTTCTTTTTTCTTTTATATTTTCTGGATTCTTTTTATATCTTTCTTTATTATCTTCTGAATAACAGGCTTTACACCAAGATCTTATTTGTCCCTTATAACCTTTATAAAATTCATTTTCCTGCTTTTTCTTGCCGCATTTAGTGCAAGTATATAACTTACTCATTTGTTGTCTCCCATTTCAGACTTCAATTGAAGTCTTACGCCTTTCGGCTGGCCGTTGAACCTTTACCCTTTTGGGTACTTGGCTGCGGATTATCCAATCCTGTACTCTTTTACCTTACCAAGTGCGTTACCACTTGCCCCTAACTACATTACTGTGCTAGGTTGGTGTTACAGGATCTAAGGATGTCCCCGTCAATTAAAGAGATTTCTAATTACCTTTTACTTAGGTAATGGACCCAATGTTATGAACGGTTTAGGTCCCGAGCATCACTCCAAAGCTTACGTGACCATACAACCTTTGCACCGCCCTGATTAACGGCAAAATCTGTCTTACCAAGTGCCATTGTTATTTCCTCATTATTACTCTTAATGTTATTGCATTACGGAGCAACTTATACCGGGCGGGCCTCTCTCGCGGGTGCCAAGCGAAGGTCTAGTTTTAAAGCACTAGTGCTTAGAAATCTTCTTCAAAGTCAAAATCATTATCAAACGAATCAATAATATAACCTAATCCACCACATCTTTGGCAAAGATATTTAGTTGGATCGTCTAACATAAATTTATTCCAATTCCATCCTGCCCCTTTACAAACAGGACATACTTCATTTGGTTCGTTTAAATCAAGCTTTAATTGTAGCATTAAAAATTAGGCTTTCTTAAATAAGCTTCTACTAACTTACGATTAGTTTTATAAAGCTTATCAAACTGCGCTTCAGTCATATTCTCCCAATCAATCTGATCCATAGATTTATCTTTTACGGTACTACCTTTGGTCTTTGGTGGTTCCTTGGCAATCTTACTTGCTTTCTCAGTACGCTTCTTAATAGTCTCTGAACTTGTCTTACTCGTCTTTGCGAGAGGAGCAGCAATCTTATTAACAGCTTTATTTAGTGCCTCTGCTGAACTTAATCCAAGAGTGCTTTTATATCCTGCTGCAAGTGCATTAATCTCTTGTACAACTTCCTCATTATAAGTTTCATGCTTGTCATCTAAGAATGGATATTTTGTTAGAGCTGAACGAATAGCAACATTAAATTCTTGCTGTTCTGTTAACTGTGCTGTCTTACTCTCAGCTTTCTTTTCTACTTGAGTAAGCAGTTCTTGAATACGAGCTTCTTGAGCCTTATTAATTTCCCGACGAATCTGACGAGCTTTATCTAACTCCCCATTAAAAATAGCCTGTTCGTAGTTTTCTTCTGCTTCATCAAAATCAAACTTAGGAGCAGGTGGCTCTTCTGGTTTTGCTTGCTGAGCTAATAGTTTATCAAGAATACCTTCAAGATAAGCAGTACGCTCTTCTAAAGCCTTAGCTCGTTCTCGCTCTTTTCGTACAGCTTCATCAAAGCGAGCCTTAGGAATTCGGATGTCCTTTTGTGTCTCCTCTGAATCTTCCTCTTCGTCGTCTTCTGCTTCATCGGAGTCGTCTTCGTCTTCATCATCTGTCTCTTCGATATCCTCATCATCCGTCTCATCGTCGTCATCCACAGGATCACCACGATCTACTTCTGAAGGGTCAATACCTAACGCGGCTAATTCTTCATCAGAGAATTGAGTAAGGTCAATACCTTCCCAATCATCTTTATCCACATTATAAGTCATAGAATTTTCTTTAATTACTGTTGCTTTTTCCACCAAAGTACCTTTATCGTTGGTTGAACGGAATCTTAAAGATATCGCTCTTTAAGTTGCGATTTTTAGTTTATTATATACTTAGACAACAACTTTATAAAAAAGTTCAATTACCTTTATTTTTCTTTAATGCTGCTTTTTGCTTTTTCACATCTTTTAAATATTCTGCCATTTTTATATCTCCTTTCATTTTATTAATAGTATCAATATCTCCTAGTTGAGTTGGTTGTTCTTTTCTTGCATAAACCTTTTTTGCACTATTACTACGTGAAGTACCTGTTCTTGGAGGAGAGTTTTTAAAATAATCTTTTGCCATTAGAATGCTCCTAGTGCTGGTTGCTGTTGGGGCATAGACATCATTTGCTCTTGAGGCATTGGTATATTAGGTTGCTGACTAGCTTGCATCTGCTCCTTTAATCCAAATACATTCTCAAGAATAGGTGCTACTGCTGGATTCTCAGCAATCATTTTAGCAACTTCAGCCATCTTCTTAATATCATCTGATCCCTTGTTTTCAATCTCAGCACGAAGCTTATTCACTTGCTCCTCTAGCATTTCCATTTGCTTTTGCATCATCTGCTCTTGAGCTTCTGAAGCTTCACCAGATACCTTCTTAGCAATCTCATCCCTACGAGAAAGTGTTGACATACGAATCATTTCATCATCTGGAATTTGAATTCCATATTTACGCATTTCTAGTGCTTGTTGGAATTGAGCATTTAGATAAGTAACTTGTGTTGGTACATCTGCAATTACGATATCATATTTTCCTACAGTGATATCATTATGAATCATAGAAATTAGATTACCTTCCTCGTCTTCCATAACCTCTTCCTTATTAACATCAAACTCTTCTACTTCATCAATAGCAGGATCAACAACAATCCGATATGTTCTTTGCTCAGTGTAGAAAGTTTGAATTAAATTAAGAATAATACTTGCTACAAGATTTCGAGTATAGAAAAGATTATCAATAACAGAAGTCAGCCCTACAGCAGTTTGACTAACACGCTGTTGAATAGCTTGACCAGAAACCTCGTTAGTCTTCTCCCCACGGAAAGATTCATTAACACCAAGAATCTGATCATGCAGATCTCTTGAAGTATTAAAAATATCCTTTAGACCAGTAGGAATTTGGTTAGGCTCAATCTTTTGAGGAGGAGTATAACCCTTCTTATATTCAACAACAAGTCCAGTAGAAGAACCTTCTTGCTCTAAGTCCTCAACATCCATATTAACAAGAGATCCTTGTTCTACTAACCAACCAGAGTTTGCAGTAGTATTAACAATATGTAGAATCTGAGAATAAACCTTATTCATCATCTCTTGGTTAGAAACTAAATTCTCAACCAGACCCATAGTTTGTCCACGCCTAAAGATTGGGAAATAAGGAACAATAGTGAAATGATCATAAGGAGACCATTCATCGTGAAGAGTACAATCTTGAGTTGTAACAGTCCAGCGAATTCGTTTAGTAGTACGTGGAAGTAATTCCCAACCGCGTTTCTTTGCTTCTCGTTTAGCAACAGATTGGGAGAGATCATCTGGAACAGGATACATAACATCATTCATTGGATCATAATAGAAATCCCTACGAACAACTTTTACATGCTGGATATCTAGTACACGAACAAAGATTTCATCTGAATCAGTTCGATAATAATTAAAGCCAGAATAGGGTTCTGAGAAAGTGTTTCTTTCTGCTCCTTCATCTCCACCTGAACCCCAAGCAGATTCATTAGCATAAGCTGTTGCTTCTAAATCTTTTGCCTTCTTAGGATAAAGGACTTTTAAATCTTCTAACGGAAGCCATTTAGTAACCATAACATAATTCCAATCTTTAGGATCATAAGATTTAGCATCTGCGTCTGGAAGCACATCAAGTGGATCAAGAGATTCAATTTTAATACGTCCATTTAGATCTTCTTCATAATCCATACGAATATCAAAATAACCCCTACCTTGAATTAACCCATCTTCAAATACTTGAGACTCAATCCAAGGAAACTTGTTTTGATCTAGTTCATAAAGAGCAATTTTAGTAAGAATCTCTGAAATCTTTAGATCTCCAGTACCTCTTGGTTGATAGGAAATGTTCATACGAGACTGTGTTTGATAACCCTTAATAGTACGAAGAGAAGATTGGATAAGATTCAGTTCAAGAACTGGCTTTCCTGCTGCTTCTAACTCTGCAACAACATCTGGATCTTGGGACCATTGCCTTCCTCCACCAAGATACATATCCTCCATATATTTTGCTTTGCGTGTATAGTTATCGTGCCCACGCTGCATAGCAGAGCGAAACCGATTCCATAGCTTATCCCGCATTTGGTGATCTTTAACAACCTTTTGTAGTGTCATTATGCAATTTTCCAGTTTTTAGATCCAAACTTACGGCGATAAGCACGAAGTTTTTCAGACAATTTGTTCTTTTCTTTTGGCTTTTCAGCATCTACAGCATAATATCGGAATGCATCAGCAGGGTGTGATGCCCAGTTATGGATTGGTCTAGCTGAAAATTCCTTTTTTGTATCATCATATTGTCTCTGGTAGTTTTCTAACGCCTCAATACCAGCTATTGTATTCTCATTTTCATCAAAATAAGTTCTAGGAAGGATATACCTTACTGCTTGAATACCATCATCAAATCCCAACTTGGGACCAATATCACATTTCTCTGAACCAAAAAGCTGTTGAGCTACTTCAAAGCGAGACTTACCAGTACCAAACTCTGTATTGATAATATCATGAGGAAAGACATGACGCTTATAAGCATATCTTGTTCTTTGTCCATTCATTAGAATAGAAGCATAGTGATCAATTCCTACAGAGAAGTTCTGATAAAAGTCAATCATGACTGGTTTTTGCTCCTGCCATTGCATGAACCAAATAGCAGTAGAGTCTCCCACGCCAATATCCCAATAAGTAGTAACAGGTAGATCTGGAATAAAAGGAAATTTACCAATCTGACCATTATCTCTAATATCGTTAATATAACTTAAGTAGTAATAACCCTGAGCATTAGCATTATAAGAAACATAGTATTCTTGCTGTAAGAATTCTTCTGTATTACCTTCTCTTAGTTCTGCAATATAATCATCTTGATTAAAAATCGGAGTTCCATCGAATCGAAAAGTTTCATCCATAGTCTTAACATCAAGATACCAACGATGCTTAAGATCTACAGATTCCTCATTTAGCTTTTCTGATCGAATAGTTTGCTCCAAATGAAACATATGGTTTTTACCATTTGGAGTAGAATTAAGTGCTTCCCACCCGCCATTAGCCTTTAGAATAGGATTAATCATTTTTCTAACAGCAGGATTCTGATAAGCATACTCAGAATAAATAACACCAACTGGGTTAGCTCCCCGTCGATTTTCAAACTTATCTGTGCCTTGTAATTTAATAAGAGAACCATTAGATAACTCAATTTTCATATCTGAGTTATTAGGTTCTTTAGCTCTTAACTCTGGTGGAATATGATCTAAAAAACGAAAACCATCATTATCCATAGCATCCCAGATAGTGTCCCTAGCCTGCTTCAGCTCAGGAAGGAAATACCAGTACATTCCCTTCCGTTTAGCTGCTTCTCGAATCATTAAGTTCCAATAAGTTTTATCCTTTCCACTGTTATGCACAATATATCCATTAGCAATATAGTTATGATTGTCTTCTACTGTTATATCAAAAGTTCTAGCTTTATAAGAGTTGCCTTTCTTTATTTTTTCTTGTTTAAAATTTTTATAAGGAGAACTGTTTTGAATAACTTCTAAAAATTTTTTTTGTTTTTCTTTATGAGGAATTTGTATTTTTGAAATATTATGTAAACTTTTTAAAGAATAAACGTAAACTCTCCAATTATTTCCTCTTGGGTCTTTTTTAATTTTAGCCCTTATCCCAAACTTTAATAATAATTTTTTATAATCCTTAGCTAATTCTTCAGATATACCAGCCTCTATAACAAGTTGACCAGTTATAGAAGAAAAACCTCTTGGTGTAGTTGTTCTATAAAATGAAATAGAACCATCTCCTGCAATTACTCCCGCTAAAA